ACCTACTCTATCCGCATCCCAATTTCCAATTCTAAAAGCTGCATCATCTGCATCTCTAAATTCTTGTCTACAATCAGGATAAACTGCATGGTCACCAGCATGAATACCTAAAGCAATATCACAAACACCTTCTGTTTTATTTGCTACAGATAATGCTACTGCTTGAGTAATAGAAGCAAACATTTTATTTCTATTAGGAACAACTGTTTCTTTCATATTATCTTGCTCATAATGTCCTTCAGGTACATCTTTACCACCTTCAGTTAATGCTGAATCTAGTAAGTCTACTAATCCATCTAATTTAATTTGACGATAATTTACTTTGTGACCTTTACTTGCAAGGTAATCAATTAATTGTTGAGCTCTTTCAAGTTCAACTCTATGTTTTTGACCATAGTCAAATGAGATACCTGTTACTGTATCATACTCCTCGATAGCTCTTAACAATAGGGTGCTACTATCCATTCCACCACTTAAACTAACTACACAATGTGCCATAATTTATTTATTTAATATTTGCCAGGTATTTTGCGTATAGGCTAACGCTTTTATTATTCCATTATAGAGGTTAACTTCTCTTGAATACCTCTATATTCATTTACATATTCTTTTATAGTAGAAAATTCTTTACTTGTATTAAGTAATTCCTCTGCTGCTTTTTTTAAAGCATTTGCAAAATTAGAAGGATAACATACAGTTTTAATATATTCTGTATTATTATCTCCTTTTATAACTCTTTCGTACAATGTATAACCTCCTGTTTGAGATCTGGATACAAAGAACGGTTCTAATGCTGGATCTGTTATGACAGTATCGCTAGCTGAAATTGAATCTGGTTTTCGTAACATTTATTTGTTTTTAGTTAAGTATTAATTCTTCTAGTTCGTTTTCTCTAAGTATCCCTGTTTTTGTCACAGTTTCATCTTCCTTTATAATTACTGTAAATGGAATAGATTTAATTTTATACTCAGCAGCTAATCCAGTGGTATCACTTTCAATATCTACCTCTACGAACTCTACATCTTTCTCTAGCTTTTTAGCTACTTTATCCCAACTTTTACTGTACATTTTACAAGGTCCACACCAATTGGCGTAAAATTTAATTGCTTTAGTCATCCTATTTTGTATATTTTGTTTTATTAAATCTCTTTCTTGAAGTAGTATTATTATTTTTCTTAAATACTAATAACCATTCTTTAAGTTGTTCCATCCTTTGCTTTGCTGAGTTTTTTGACATATTATTTATTTTATATTAATATAAGAAAATTATTTATAATAAGCAACTTTATCCATCACAACTTAAGCAATCTGTTGAGGTTCTGCTTCCAATATCTCCGTTAATAACTGAATCTGTTCTAAGGTAGTATAGTGTCTTGACTCCAAGTCTCCATGCTGTTTGATGCACTTCGTTAATAAACTTAGGACTATCTGTAGGATCAAATGCTAAATTAAGAGACTGAGTTTGATCTATATACTTTTGTCTTGCTGCTGCTTGTTCTACTAATTTTAATTGATTAATTTCTGCAAAAGTTAAGAAAATAGGTTTATCCTCTGCTGGCATTATTTCTTCTGGTAAATTAGCGATGCTACCTCTATCTAGCATTATTTGATCCCATACCTCTTCTGTGTTATGGCCTTTTTCGCTTAAGTACGTCTCTAGTGCTGGGTTCTTCCTTATAAAAGTTCCTTTTGCTGAATTGAATGTATAGGAATTAGCAGGTACGGGTTCAATTCCTGCTGAAACTCCTCCTGAAATGGTTGAGTTTGATACAGTAGGTGCAATAGCAAGTAAATGACTATTTCTCATACCGGTGCCTTTACACCAAACCGGTTCACCGTATTCATCTGCTAATTTTCTTGACGCATTTTCTGCTTTTTGTTTGATGTCTGAAAATATTTGGTGGGTGTATGATGTAGCTGCTATTGAATCAAAAGGTAGTCTTTCGTTTTGTAAAAATGTATGCCACCCTAATACTCCTAGCCCTAATGCTCTTCCTTTTTTAGCAGACCTATGTGCTCTAATTAATGAATCTCTTCCTGAGGTTTTTGCTAAAAACTCTTCTAATACTCCGTCCAAAAAGTAAACAGCAGTTTCTACTAAATCACTATTTTTCCATTCATGATACTTAGTTAAATTTAAAGAAGATAAGCAGCAAATAAAACTATGCTCTTCGTCTGTATGTAATGTAATCTCTGAACATATATTAGTCATTGAAACATCTAAGTTATTTCTTTTATATGCTGGTGGGTTAGCATTATTAACAGTATCTTTAAACATTATATATGGTTCTCCTGTTTCCATGCGAGACTTCAGTATAGTCACCCACGTACCCATAGCCTCAACGTCTCTATGCTCTAATTTTTGCATAAATACATCATCCACTACAACGCATTGATGAAGGTTTAGACACTGTCTATTTGGGTCTCCTTTTGGTCTTCTAATCTGTAAGAATTCTTCAATATCCGGGTGATTTATGTCTAGGTTAACAGAAGCTGCTCCTCTTCTTACTGCTCCTTGATTTGTTGCAATAATAGTTGAATCGTAGATCTTAGCCCATGGCACTACTCCTTCTGATTGGCCTAGGCTCTCCTTACCTATTTTTTCTCCTCTTCCTCTAACTTTAGATAATCCGATTCCTACACCTCCGCCTAACGAAGTTAATCTCATCAATTCAGCATTTGTGAGTCCTATACCTCTAATAGAGTCTGGTGTGTCTATTCCAAAGCATGAAATAGGTAATCCTTTATCTGTACCTGTATTAGATAGTACTGGAGATGCAAGATTTAGCCACCCTTTCCACATATACCTAAAGAATTTATTCTCTAAATCAGGTCTATCCAACCTCTTAGCTATTGTAGAAGCGACTCGCCTATAAGCTTTTTTTGGAGTCTCATCAGGCAGTAGGTAGCCCTTTGATATTGTTGCTATTGAAATTTCATTCATCCATTCCGGATAGTCCTTACCTGACTCCCACGCCGAGGTATCTAATGCTATGCTCATATGTACTTATATTTATTTATTAAAATGCTGTTGACCAGTCCATTGTTCCTTTACTGTAGTTTGTAACTCTATTTGCAAAGAAGTCTGTTTGTTGCTTTCCAGCGATAACTGCATCAAACCACTTCATAGTCTTTAATGCTCCTTTATCTATTTCTTCAGATGGAATTAAAGGTGCTAATCCTAAATCTCCCATCTTAGTGTTAACTCTATGGCGAATAAAATTCTTAAGTTCCTCTTTAGATAAGTTTTCCAAGTCACCCATTTCAAAAACTTTATCAATAAAATCAAATTCCAATTTTATAGCAGCGGTTGCTGCTTCTCTAATATCTTTTTCTAACCTATCTGTTTTCAGTTCTGGATGCTCTTCCATTAGTGTTCTAAATAACCAACATCCTGCATTGCTGTGCAGAGACTCATCTCTAACTGACCATTCTACTATTTGCCCTACCCCTTTTAGTAAATTTCTCATTTTAAAAGATAATAAAACTGCGAAAGAACTAAATAAATTTACACCTTCCGTAAATGCTGAAAAGATAGCAAGCGATACTGCTCTTTGGTGCCAATCTGGTTTATCATGTGAGTCTCTAACGTTCATAAGATTTTCTATCTTAGCCATCGTTGATTCATCTTCTAAAAATTCTGCAAAGTTATCTAATCCTAATTCTTCGTTAAGTAGAGAATAAGCTTCAGCGTGGATGGTTTCAAATGAACCAAAAGTTACACCCATCATAATAACTTCAGGTTTCCTAAACCATGAGGTTACTAGTCCAGTCCAGTAATCATTTACTACAGTTTCTGTTTGAGCAAATCCTTTTAGTATTCCCCCTATTAAATTCTTTTCGTGAGGTTTTAAATTAGATTTCCAATCTGTTACGTCTTGTGCCATTGGTACTTCTGTATGTAACCAGTGTGCTTGTTGTTGTTTTAACCAGTAGTCAAATGCTTGTGGGTATTCAAATGGCTTATAAACCACTCTTTCATCTTGTAAACTCATATATCTTTATATATTAAAAATTAAATTAGACAGAATATCCCCAAGAGTGAAGATATTTTTCTCTTGAGGATACCATAATAAATATGGCATTATACAGTATCTAACCGTTCAACACTAAAAAACTTTTTTGCTAATTCTTTATGTGTGCTTGTAATGCCGTTCTCGTTCGGTACTAAATCTTCCATATCCGCTTTTCCTTCGAATTCTATACGGCCGTTGTTAGTATCCATTTTAAGGTTATAAGTCATACCGTCTTGTCCATATCTATTTTTCATAACATGCCACCTTCCGGTACCTAACACTTTATCTTCTTTCATTCTTGATAGAGAAAAACACATATCTGCTACCATCATTTTATCGTAGCTTCCTGCTGCTTTATCTCCTTCAATTACTGAATCTTTTGCTCCCATTCTATTAACCTGTGAGGGTGTAATAACTGGTATTTTAAACTCTTTAGCTAAACCTTTAGTTGCAATAAATACATCATCTATTTCATCTTTGCGTTCTGAGAATTTTCCTTTAGAAGGTGCTTTTAGGTAGTCTACATAGTCTATTACAATTAAATCAGGTTTATGATCCATATCAATACATTTTTGAATATGCGATTTGACTGTATTAACTGTTGCACCTTTTGGTGGGTACTCTTTTACTATCAACTTTCCTTTAAGGTTATCAACTTGTGCTTGTACTTCTTTTCTATGGTTATTTACTTCGTCAATCGAATAACCTGTAAAGTAACAGTCGAATCTTTTCCCTACATAGTCTTCTCCTAACTCTAAGGTATAGTAGTTCACCTTATAGCCCATTTTTACTGCATGTGCTGCCATTGCTACACAGGTCCAAGACTTTCCTCCGCCGGGATTACCGAATACAATAGCTAAATCTCCAGGTCCAAAGCCTCCTTGAATTCCATCATTCAATACAGGCCAAGGTGTAGGTATAGTTGGTCTATAGTCTGTTCTATACCTAGATTCTATATCTTTATTATACTCATGACCAATATTTTTATCCATTCCAGCTTTCATAGCTTTTTCAACCATATTTCTTATACCGTCAAAATCGCCTTCTTTTAGTAGGTCCGCTGAGCTAAGTATAGCTTGTTTCATTTCTTGGTTTTTACAAAACCCTAAAAACTCTTCTTGTACGTAATCTAGATCATCTTGAGAAGCTTGGTATGAATTACGTAGTTCTTCTTTAAGTGCTACTTGTAAGACTTCATTTTCTACTTTCTGAAGTTCTACTTTTAAAACATCCATCGTTACTGTAGTATGATACTTATCAAAGTACGTTACTATTTGAGTAATTATCCATTTATGAGAATCTGCATCAAAGTAGTCCTCTTTTAATACATCTCTGACGTTGAGCAGGAACTTTTTATCTGTTAAAAGAGAACCTAAGACTTTTAACTGAAAGCCTTTTCCGTACGATTGAAGTGATTTTAATGTCATTATAACCTATTTTTTAAAAACTGTTAAACCCCTGAAGTTTTCTAACCATCCTTCTGTATTCTTTGTTATACCTTCTATTTTATCTTGGTCTAAAAGGTGTAAGAAAGCGCCTGTTTGAAGGTTAGGTACTTCACTTTTTATTATATCTAATATATGATTTTTTTCTTTAATATCCAACACAGAATCGTGTAAATTCATTAATTTATAATTAGTTTCTACACGGTCCCACTCTGTGATTATCTTTGGGAAAATTTTCTTGTACTTTTTTTCTTCTAATTTAGATGCACAAATATTATATACGTATTCCAAAGTTGTATTTGACCTATTAACTAATTCTGGAAATTCTGATATTATAGTTTTAATACCTAATCCTTTAACACCTGCTAAATTATCTGAATTATCTCCTAGTAGTGCTTTTACTACATTATAATTTTCAGGAAGTACTTTAAGTTCCTCGAATATATTACTTTCAGTAAACGTTTTCTTTTTTACCGGAGCGTATACTTCGATTGTATTATCAACCAGTTGAAGGAAATCTTTATCGGATGAAACTATTGTAACTTTTTTTACCTTAGGAGAACCGGCAGCTTCTTTTGCAAGATACGCTATAATATCGTCTGCTTCTAACTTTTCCATTCCGATTTGTTGAATAGGTAAGCAGTCTAAGTAATCTTGTGTTCTATATAGTTGCCCGATTAAAGCTTCTTGTTCTTCTGCTTTGGTGTCGTATAACCCCCAGTGTGTTATTCGTGATGTAGCACGTTGGGCTTTATAGTTAGGGTCTATATTTTTCCTATTAGCAGACCCTCCTTTACCGTCCCATACTATTATAACTCTCGTAGGATCAAAAATACGAGTTACATAACCCAGTGAGCGTAAGAACCCTACCAGACCACCTATATGGTGGCCTGATGGATTCATTGCTTTGAGCAGTGAGAAGCTACGAATTAACATATTCATAGCATCAATAACCAGTATATGGTCATTTAGTGCTCGGGGTGGGGTTTCTTTTAGATTGTTAAGTATATTTTCGTAAGCCATTAATCTAATAGGTTAGGAGTGATATTTTCTTCTAATAAATCTCCTTCTTCTATAAGATCAAAGTCTACTGAACCGACTAGTTTTAACCAATGCTCTTTATGAGCATCTTTATACTTATCTATTGCACGTTTATCATCTGGTATAAACCCATGAGGTGTCATTACAATTCTTCCTCTTGATTGCACTCCTCCTATATGGTTCTTCTCAACTTGGACATTAGTACGTTTAGCAAATTCTACTTGCATACCGTTTTTAATAGCTTTAATTTTTGAAGTACCTGGGTTTGTTATATTACCAAAAGTAATAACAAGTGTAGAATCATACCACATAGACATACCACCTTTATTTTGCAATTTAGGCTGTCCCATTGGAGATTCAGGTTTCATAGTCCAAACCTTATTAATCGCTACCATTGTGTTTGTATAAGGAGAGTTTTCCTTTCTTGACAATAGTATTTTCTGATTAAGGTTATTACCGAATTGAGTAGACATTGCTCCTGCATTCCACTCATTGTTATTCTTATTCGATCTAACTGATAAATCACAAGGTACTGAGCCTATACTGTCCCAGAAGAAACACATATCATACGGTAGGTTTCCCTTTGCTTGCTCATCCATTAAATCAGCAATATATACTGCTACCTCTTCGATAGTATTTAGTGTACCTCTGTCTGCATAAAGAAAATGTCCTTCATAGTCTACTACATTCCCGTTATCATCTTTAACTTCTTCGAATTGTAAGCCCATTTCTTTAGCATGTTCCCAAGACCACTTCATCTCTGTTACGATGAAGACTGGGAGAATACCCATTTTTTGGGCATTCACCGCAGCTTCAATTAGGGCAGTTGTTTTGCCCGTATCACTATGTCCTCGTAGGAGAGTGATATGTCCGGTAGGAAGACCGGGGAGAGAGGTTATGTCTTGAAATGCTTTAGAAAGAGGTATCCATCCTTGTTTTTTGAATTTAACAGATGCATTAGAAAAACCTTTTTTCTTTTTAAAATTTCCTAGATTAAAGGACTTTTGCACTGCAGCAGTCGCTTTCTTTTGTACTTCTTTCTTTTTCGCCATATCTACTCGTTGAATAAGTCATCAAATTTATTAACTGTGTCCTTGTTGCCAGCCGTAGCTGTTTCCAAAGTAAAGTCTGTTTTTTGTTGACCTAAGCTTTCTGGCAGATTAGTATCTGTTCCTGAATGTGCTGCTGGAGCATTTTCTTCTACAGATCCTGGGTTAAGATAGTTTTGAAGTTGTTTCTTAATAAACTCATAATCGTATTGAGTATGTACATCTACTGGGTTTGGTTGAGTTTTTAACCAACTTTCTACTAAATCATTATTATCCGATAATGGTGTTTGTTTCGGTTTAATACGGACTGTAGTGGTAGGGTAAGGATTACCTTGTTGTTGCTCTACTACTAAGTCCCATCCGTTAATAACATCAGTAAAGTCACCTACATCTTCGTCTTCAGCTAATGCTAAAAGCGCTTTATAAATGGTAACTCCAAATCCCCATAATCTTACTCCTTTATCTTCTTCTCCTCGTACTACAACAGGAGCAAATACACGAGTTTTTGGGTTGATTTTACCTGATAGTGACCAATTATCCTTATCGTTTGTTTTTCTAAGTTCTTTTACAAACTCTTCGATAGGGTCTTGCTTTCCAAAATTTGATAATGCAACCATAGGGTATTTACCAATACCGTAATGAAACTTCAACTCCTTAAAAGGAAATGAAGGGTCAAAAGCTGATGGTACAATACGTACTGTTTGCTTACCTAATTCTGGTTTCCAAAAAATCTTGGAATAGTCAGTCTTTTCTCTGTCCTGACCATTGTTGTTTAAGGCATCTAGCTTAGCCTTGATCGCGTTTAAATCCATATAACTATTTTTTATTTAATGTAACTTATTAATAATATAAGAAAAATAAATTAAGTATCCAACTCTATTATGTTAAATAGTTTGGTATTTATCCTTCTTAATTCCGGACCTTTGGTAAGGAGTATACAATTTCTGAAATCAGACCAGTTAACTCTGTAACTTGTGTCTAACTGTCCTCCGTTTAGTTCTTTTATTAACGTATTTAGAGCATTTATTGTATACAGTGTATTAGTTTCTTTTTTTCTATGTACCAATATTGTATTATCTAGGAAAGTTGATACATTTCCAAAATCTACGTTATACGTACATATATACTCGTTTTGACTTTTAGAATAAAGAACAAAAATTTTGTTATATACTATTTTATATTTCTCTTGTATTGTGGTTAGTACATCATCTAGTGTCTCTTCTGTAGAGAATGTACAAAACAGTTTATTGCTCATATCATCTGTGTAATAGGTTTCGTTTAGATCGTAATCAAACGTTGGTGCTGTAACTAATTGCATTTTATATAAATATTAAACTGTTCTATAAACCTAGGTCTTTACTGTATTTAAACTTTACTGGGAATTTCCCGTTATCTTCTAAAATTTCTGTAAGACCTGCTAATGTTTCTTTTCCGTCTTCTTTGCTAAAATCAAATAACAAAGCATCGTATGTATAAAGCACTAATTTAGTTTTTTTATCCCTAAGGTACTTTAGTACATTTTTTAATATAAGAATATTATTTGAAGTTTCCAACGATTGCATCATATAATTCATTAATTTAGCTGGATGCATTTCTTTTAGGTTACTTGTGAATGGTTTCCCAGATTGAGGATTACATACTATTCCTGTTTCTTTGTAAACTGACCACATATTATCTATGTATTCCTGTATTAATATGAAAATCTCCAAATTCTTATGTTCTTCTGGTATTTTTCCATATATAGCTTGAAAGTTAATCTGTTTTGCTTCTTTATACTGTTCGTCTGATATGTCTTCCGTGCCAAAATAGTGTTTAGCCAATTGCTTATGGGCAGATTCACCAGTTAAATTGTACCCGATCTGATCACAAAGTAACCTAAGGTGGTAACCGTCAAAATCGAACTCAACAAAATAGTCATTGGTCGGGATGAAACATTTTCGGTGTTGTTCACTCTTAGGAATAGCAGCGAAATTAACAGAATTATAAGCATTAGTAGGTCTAGAAGTTGCATTGTATAGATTGTAGTAGGTTAGTACTTTATTATCTACAGTGTTATACTGTGGCTCTCGTGGTTTAAAAAGTTCTTTATATGGTTGGTAGTGCACACCTAATCCATGTTGTTCTATTAAGTAGAAAACCGAGATAGCCATGTCGTTGTAGAACTTGAATCCTGATGGTATTTCTAATTCAGTGCTGTTTTGAATTTTCTCAAATAATTTTTCACTTACTTCATATAGTTTAGATATAGGAATTATTTTATTTATATTCCTATTTAACTTATGT